GTGAGCTGATATGCCCTCCACCATCAGCCACCCGGGCAGAGATGGCGGGGGCGGTGCATAGCTTTTTGTCCACCAATATTGAATCAATGGGTGAGCCGACAGGATATGATGCTGTAGTTGTCGCACTTGCACTCACATACCCCTGCCGCTGATCGCCCCATCCCGCCAGATCTCGCCATTGCGCAGGCGGTACTCGATCCACTCCTCTTCCTCGTTCGCGTCGATCTGTTCGCCGTCGATAAATCCCGGCAGCCACAAATGAGTGCCGCACGCCTGTTTCTGCTCGTCGACCGAAAGCGGCTTTGACCACCGGCTGCACGACCAATGCGCATCGCCCGACATTTCTGGCGTGGCATGGATGCACGATCGACAGGTCAGGCGCGGTTCGGCGCCCGTGTGGCAGACGGCGTGGTGCTTGCAGAACCGGCAACCGAAGAATTCCGGGTCTTCTGAGATGCGCGACGGCGGGTCGTAGCTTTCGATGATGCGCTGCGCGCGGGCCAATGCCCGCAAGCACCATTCGGCGTCGTACTCAATGCGCTCGACGTAGCGGCTGTCGTCGTTCTTGTTCACGACCATGTAGAGGGCGCGCGATAGGCCGAAGGCGTGCATTCCGATTTGGCACTGGCCAAAGTGCAGGATTTTCGCCTTCTTGCACCCGTGCTTCTGAATCTCCTTGAAGCCCTTGTCGTTGCTCGACTTGAATTCGCACAGATGGATGGTCTTGGGTGCTTCAGGCAGGCCTTGGCAGATGCCGTCGATCTTGCCGCGCACATGTCCGCCGACTAGTCGAATGCGGTTTTGCTGCCCCCAAACCTCAACGCCGATGCGCTCCAGATCGGCGACCATGACCTCTTCCCATCGGTCGCCAGTTCGAAAGATCGACAGCTTGCGGCCGTCGATGACCTTGCGGCCGTCGATCACTTCCGGCTGGCTGGCCCAACGGAATCCATACCAGAGCGCACGGTCGCATTCCGTGGCAATCTCGCCGACTGAGATGCCAAGGCTGTCATAGTGCTGGTTGGCGGCCTCGTAGGCTTGGTAAATCGCGGTGACCGTGCTGGGCTGGACCTTGGGGAGCGGGGGCATGGTCAGGCAGCGGCGCCCGAAAGCGCCGCCTCCTGGTTGTCGTTGGCAGCCTGCGCCAGGCGCAGTGCTGCCTCGCTGTCGGCCACACTCTGCCACTTCGGCCAGAACTCGCGTTCCAGCGTCGTGATGGCGTCGAGGTAGTCGCCGCGCCGGATTTGGGCGATGGCGGTTGAGACGGCTTGGCGCGGGTCTTCGACTGCGAGTTTACGCCGGTTGGCTTCCGCCAGCACGACACGGTCGCTCAGTTCGTCCAGCACCTCGTCTTCGTCGATTTCAACGCGTACGTAGACCATGGCTAGGCCACCCTCATCGGCATCAGCACGCTCACCCAATTGTCGTTGTCACCACGGATCAGGGCTGGACCACCATCCTGCAATTCAAAGCGCACCTTCTCACCGGTCACGTTGCGCAACTGCTCGCTGAGATACCCAGCATTGAACCCAATAGTCAGCGGCTCGCTGCCATACTCGGCCGGCAGTTCTTCGGTGGCGCTATCGTTGTCGCCACGAACCGAAAGCGTCACGCTGTCGCTGGCCAATTCTAACTTCACGGCCTTGCCGCTACGGTCATTGGCAATGGTTGCCACGCGCTCGACTGCGGCCAGCAGGTCGGCACGGCTAACGACAAGCACGCGGTCATTGTTCTTCGGGATGACGCGCTCATAGTCAGGGAATGTGCCTTGGATGAGCTTGGACACGATGGTGGTGTCACCCTGCACGAAGCGAACTTTGCGTTCGGACAACGAGACCGAAACGACACCCTGCGGAATGAGCGCCACGGTCTTGGTCGGGATGATCGACGGCGGCAAATCACCAACGCTGTCCGCTGTGACCTTGGCCAGCCGGTGACCATCGGTTGCCACTGCGACCAGTGCCGAGCCTGGGTTATGCAGGAATACGCCGCAGAGGTAGAAGCGCGTTTCTTCCGAGGACTGGGCGAACGTGACCGGCGCGACCAAGCCCGCAAGGTCGGTGCTGAAACTGGCTGCGTAGGTTTCGTCGGCAATGGTCGGAAAGCTATCAGCGTCAAGAACGGCCAACTTGAACCGGCTGGGGCCCGACTTGACGATCAGCGTTTCGCCGTCCAGTTCCAGCGTCACCTCGGCGCCAGCAGGGAACTTCTTCACGATGTCCAGCAACGTCTTGGCCGGCGCGGTGGTGGCGGGCAGATCGCCATCGGCTGCGACCGATGTTGTTATCTCGATGTCCAGATCGGTGCCGCGAACCGTGAGGCGTCCGTCAGCGCTGGCCAGATACACGTTGGCCAGGATCGGGATGGTGTTTCTATTCTCGACGACGCGGGCGACTTGGGACAAAGCCGCTACCAGCGCCGCGCGTTCGACGCGCAGGGTCATTGGATTCTCCTCAATGTGGTGTGGTGACTACTGGCGCGCGGTGACGCGCCAGTAGTGGGTGATTAGCGGGTGACGGCCCACAGCACGGCAGCCAGACCGAACAGGCCGCCCACCAGTGCAAACGCTTCAGGCCACCCCATTTACTTCTTCCCCCACGGGCGAGCTTTGCCCGCAGTACCGGTTGCTGCAGGAGGCGCAGTCCTGTGGTTGTCATTCGCAGCGGCGCGGTTGTCGTTGGCGGCCTTCGGCGGCTGGGTGGCGTCGATGCCGACCTCGGGCATGTCGCCTTCGTCGCTGAAATAGTAGCGCTTGATCTCAGCGCGCGCCGGGTACTGGCCGTCTTTGCTCGGCTTGCCGAGGCCAACCTTGGCGCGGTAGGTTTTGAAATGGAGCTCCTCGCTGTCTTCGACCTCGGTCACGCCGATGGCGCGGCACAGGCTTGCGAACTGGCGCTGTCCGATCTCCTGCGCCTGCGCGTTTGCGTTTTCGAGATTGTAGTTATTGAAGAGCTTCCGCCCTTCGAACTCCGCCGGAGCGACGACCGTATTGGTCACCTTGAGAATGGTGCCGCTGCCGTTTTTGGTCGGCACGACGTCTGACTCCGTGACCTCGAGGTCATAGATGCCGTTGGGGAGTTCTTCGTACTCACCGCGCTGCTCGGTGTCATGAGCAGTCGCATCAAATCTGGTTCCAAGGCCTGCCATGTGGTTCTCCTATGTGGTGTGGTGGTTAGGTGCGGGTGGTGGGTGCGTCACAGTCCGGCACGTCGATGTTTTCGACGCGAACGCGAAAGGTCGAGTTTGACGCGTTATAGGACACGTCCTTTATTTTCGGCTTGGAGGCGAATTCGCGATCGGCCCACTCTTGAACGATACGGGTCATGGTCGCGTGGTTCAGGCGCAGTTCGTTATTGCCTTCCATCACGCCGCCTTCTTCCCAGCCGCCGCCTGTTCGCTCGGCAGATACTTCGCCCACTCGGCAAAGCCTTGCCCCTTGCGGTACGGCACGCTGTCCGGCATGGAATAGCGGTTCTTCGCCGTGAACCCGGCCTTTTCGTTGAAGTGAACCAGCCGCTCGTTGCCGCCCTCGGCGTGGCTGACCTTCTTGTTAAAGCCGACCTCCTTCTCCTTGAGCGACACGCGGTAGTTCATGAACGCCACGATGTCGGCCTGCTCGCGGACCAAAGCATTGGCTCGCTTGTGCAACTTGATCGTGTAGCGGCTGTACGGGTCGGTGGTGGGGCTGTCGAACCGCACGATTTCCGGGTGCGCGAGCTGCACCACGTAGATCCCGGCGCGCGATAGGGCGGAGACGCCGCCGAGGTAGTCTTTCCATTCGGTATCGGCTTCGATATAGCCTTTTCCGTAGCCGGCCTCTTCGATGGACGCGATGCCAAGTCGCTGGCACGTGGCGCTCCAAACCAGCGGCTCCAGCCCGTCGAGGCTGTCGACGATCACAGTCTTGAAATCATGCTCGCTATCGAGCAGTTCACCGAAAATATCGAGCAGGCCATGGAAGCTCTCAACCGTGCCGGGCGTGGTCAGTTCGACGTCGCTCGGCGGACGCTCGCCTTCGGTCGGCAGGTAAAGGATCGGGCCGGGCCATTCGGCGGCCAGGCTGGTTTTGCCCACCCCGTCGACGCCGTAAAGCAGCGACACGGGCGGGTTTGTGCTTTTGGTGGTAACGAGTCTGTCAAAGACGGACATTGTGCTGTTGCTCCTTAGGCTGCGAGTGCCACAGGCGCCACGAACAGGCGTCGGCGTGCTGCGGAGTGCATGTATTTGATCGGCTGCGGCTTGGCGCAGGCAGCAAGGTAGGCGGAACGAGCCTTGGCTTTGGCTTCTGCCTTGCGCGATGTGCGCGCCTGCTTGGACGCCTCCGCCTGCTCGGCGATTGCCTTCTCGATGAACTGCTTAGCGTCACGACGGCCTACGGCGCGCTGGTGCAGCTCTTCGGCGGTGTAGCCGCCGTTGTGCCGCGACCCGGCACGCTCAACAGGCTGGACGGCGCACTGATAAGTGGCACGATCGCGGAAGCCGCTTTCCTTGTAGTCAGCCGCCTTCTGTGCCGACTTTTGGGCGCGGCGGTTCTCT